AACTCTACCTCATGCCGGAAACATCCGCCAAAGTAAAGCGGCAAAACGCACAGATACTCCGCAAGGCGGAAGATATTCAGCGTGAACGGACAGAAGCCCTGCTCAAAGCGAAGGTGGAAGCAGTGCCGGAAAACAAATCTTCCGACATGTTGTTGTCAGACTGGCTGGCCATTGTCCGCAAAAACCACGAGCACCGGGGAGCGCGTGACCTGAACGGTATAGACAACGCCCGCAAGAACCTGTTGAAGTTCCGTGCGGATGCCAGGCTCCGTGATTTGGACAAACAGTTCTACCTTGATTATATCGACTGGCTTCGTTCTTCCTGCAAGACCGCATGGGGCAAGCCGGTTTCTCCCAAGACGGCTCATTCCTATTATACCACCTTGCGTACCGCATTGAACGAGGCTGTACGTGAGAAATTGATTGAATCGAACCCTTGGTACAAACTGGAGATGACCGAAAAAATCAAGGTGCCCGAAAGCAAACGGGATTTTCTGACCATCGAGGAAATAAAGAAGATGATTGCCACGCCATTCTTCAACGAGCATGTACGGCAGGCATACCTGTTCTCCTGTTTTTGCGGCCTTCGCATCAGTGATATACGGAAATTACGCTGGCGTGACATCTCCATATCAGGCGGGCAATGGCTCGTGTCGGTGGTGATGACAAAAACCACCAACCCCGTTTATATCCCCCTTTCGTCCCAAGCCGTAAAGTGGCTGCCGGAACGCAAGGACTGTGCGCCCGAAGACCTTGTTTTCGGCGGCCTTCCCAATGCAGGCAATCTCTGTATCAGCCTCAAGAACTGGGCTGATAAGGCCGGGGTAAAGAAGAACGTGACATTCCACACGGCCAGACATTCATGCGCGGTACTGTTGCTGACACTCGGGGCGGACATCTATACCGTTTCCAAGATTCTCGGGCACCGTTCCGTGCGTGCCACGCAGGTTTACGCGAAAATTGTGGACAAGAAAAAGGACGATGCGATCGCCTTGGTTGACAACGCATTCTAAATACATTATTATATATGGCAACAACAAGGAAACCAACCAGACTCAAGGAACCGGTAAAGGTGCGCACGAAGAAGCTCGCCGACGGCTCGGAATCCTATTATCTCGACATCTATGTTGACGGGAAGCGTAGTTACGAGTTTCTGAAGCTGTACCTGCTTCCCGAAATCAATCCCATGGTCAAGGAACAGAACCGTGCCACCAAAGCGGCGATAGAGGCCATCAAGTCAAAACGCATTATCGAACTGACCCACTCGAAGGCCGGGCTGAAAAAGACATCCGTCCGTTCCAAAATGCTGCTGGACGACTGGATGGAAACCTACCTTGCCGAACAGGAACGAAAAGGCGCAAGAGGGGGGAAACTGTTACGGACGGTCTGCCGGTTGCTTCCCCTTTACAGGAAAAAGGTGAAGATGGGGGAGATTGACAAGGAATGGTGTCTGGGCTTCATAGACTGGCTTCAGCATACCTACAAGACCCGGTGGGGCAACCCGCTTTCCCCAAAGAGTGCGGCGGATTACGTGGGTTACTTTTCCACCGCGCTTAATGCCGCCGTCCGTGCCGAAGTCATCCCGGAAAATCCGATAATGACACTCGCACCCACGGAACGTATCAAAGTACCGGAATCCAAACGTGAATACCTGACCATTGACGAGATAAAAGCCCTGATTGACACGGAATGCCCCCGTGAGGATGTGAAGCGTGCCTATCTTTTCTCCTGCTACTGCGGTTTGCGGTTGAGCGACATCTACGCTTTGCGTTGGAAGGACATCTTTCTGGACGGGGAACAATACCGGGTATCGACCGTGATGCAGAAGACCACTACGCCGATTTACCTGCCGCTTTCCCGCCATGCCGTCCGCTGGCTGCCCGAGAGGGACGGCGAAGGGGATGAATTGAAAATCTTTGCCGGACTGCCTGCCGAACCCAATATAAACAAGGTGCTGGCCAAATGGGCGGTGGCAGCGGGGATAACCAAAAAAATCACCTACCATACCAGCCGCCATTCGTTCGCAACGATGATGCTGACGCTTGGTGCAGACCTTTATACCACCAGCAAACTACTCGGCCATTCCAACGTGAAGACCACCCAAATCTATGCAAAGATAGTGGACAGCAAGAAAGTTGAAGCGGTCAATCTGGTGGATAGCGTTTTTGATTGACAACTTTTTATGCACGAAATATTATCTCAGAAGACTTTGTTTAAGCAATGGTGGTAATACTTCGTGTCAAACTTGTTGTCACCGCATCAGTCTACTTTTTTAAGCTGGTACAGTAGAAAATGAACAAATTGAGAATACCGCCTATTCTAATCGGTAAGATTTTGAGATTAGTGGAATTTTTCTATAAAAACAATTTGAGATTAGCGTAAAATACATTACCTTTGTTCTCTATTAAAGACAGTTATATGATATTCAAAAGAAAAATATACGAGGAGCTGCTGCAATGGAAGCGGACGGATGAAGGCAGGACAGCCGTATTGATACAGGGCGCAAGACGTGTTGGAAAGTCCACCATAGCCGAAAAGTTTGCGGCCAATGAATACGAGACCTACATACTGGTGGATTTTGCTGCCTGTTCTACAGAAATCCGGGACTTGTTCAATGACGTGTCCGACTTGAACCGTATTTTCATGCGCTTGCAACTTGAATACGGAACCGAATTGAAAGAGCGAAAGTCTGCCATCATTTTTGATGAGGTCCAGCTTGCGCCAAAGGCAAGGCAGGCTATCAAGTATCTCGTGAAAGACGGCAGGTACGATTATATAGAAACCGGATCGCTTATATCCATACGCAAGAATGTCAAGAATATCCTGATTCCGAGTGAGGAAGTGAAGCTCCATATGTACCCGATGGACTACGAGGAGTTCAAGTGGGCGTTAGGAGACACGGCCACGATAAAGTTGCTTCAAAACTGTTTTAACGGCAGGACATCATTGGGAGATGCCACAAACCGTAAACTGATGCGTGACTTCCGTTTGTATATGCTTGTCGGAGGTATGCCGCAAGCTGTTTCCGCCTATCTTGAAACCAATAATTTGGAAAAGGTTGACAGCGTGAAACGGTCTATCATCACTTTGTATGAAGATGATTTCAACAAGATAGACCAGAGCGGAAACATTTCCAAAATGTTCCGTCAAATCCCCGCACAGCTGACAAGCAATGCCAACAGATACCTGACCTGGAGAGCAACTGACGGCACACGCAATTCAAATCTGGCAGAACTTATATCCGAAATGAAGGAGTCAATGGTGGTCAATATGGCTTACCATGCCAATGACCCAAGCGCGGGAATGGCTTTGCACCAAGCCCCGGACAAATACAAGATGTTCGTAGGGGACACAGGCCTATTCGTTACCCTCGCATTTTGGGACAAGAAGTTTACCGACAACACGATTTACCACAAACTGCTCAGTGACAAGTTGAACGCGGATCTCGGATATGTCTATGAAAATGTCATCGCACAGATGTTGAAAGCCGCCGGGCATGAATTGTATTATTACACGTTTCCCACTGACAGCGGAAAGCACAACTACGAGGTGGATTTCCTTATCGCAGATGAAGACAAGGTAAGCCCTGTCGAGGTAAAATCTTCCGGTTACAAGGCACACGCTTCGTTGGATGCTTTCTGTGGAAAATTTTCGGCGCGGATAAAGAACAAATATCTGATTTACACAAAAGACATGCGCAAAGAAGCCGATATGCTGTACATGCCTGTATATATGACAATGTTTCTATGATTATGGACACCATGCTACAAAATATTCCACAACGGCTGCACGAAGTGAACACGCTTCTCGCCACTTGCCGGCAAGGTGTTTTTTCCTTTGGAGAAGCCCTGCCGTTATCCCTGTTCTACCGTGATTTCAGCGACACGAACCTTCTTGTCAAGGAGGCGGTCTGTCTGGTAAAGGAGAATCCCGGAAGGCTTCTGGATTTTTCCTCTTCCCTGCTTTTGGAAACCGAAACCTACCTGTCC